CTAACTTTTGTGGCAGTGACAACATTGCATTGGGGGCATGTGCTCTAAGGAACAATCAGACCAATTCAAACATAGCAATTGGCGGCGCTGCCTTACAGCAGAATACCAATGGCACAGGTAACACTGCAATAGGACGATCAGCAGGTACGAGCAACACAAGTGGCAGTAACAACGTAGGTGTTGGTTATGCCGCATTGGGCAGTACAACCATAGGCTCATCCAACGTTGCAGTAGGCTACAATGCAGGATGCAACCTTACAACGGGGTGTAATAACATTGTAATTGGCACTAGTGCTCTTGCATCAACTGCCGCATCTAGCAATGAAACAACCATAGGCACAAGCACCACCACAGTTTTCCGAGCCTTTGGTGATTTGCAACTCCAAAGAGACTATACTGAAAAAGTTGTTACAGCAAACACTGGCACTGCTTACACTATAGATATCACAGCAGGCACAATTCAAATTTTGACACTGACAGGCAGCGTTGTGTTTACTTTCCCAGCAGCAACAAGCGGCAAATCGTTTGTATTACTGTTGAAGCAAGACGGAACTGGAAGCAGAACTGTAACGTGGCCCAGCGTAACCAACCCAGTGAAATGGCCCAGTGGTACTGCACCAACAATTACAAGTACTGCAAGTAGGCTTGATAAATATGTATTCACAGCAGATGGTACAAACTGGTATGGCAGCAATGCTGGCCAAAATTATACCCCATAAGGTAGCAGATGTTTAGTTCTAATACTCCTATATCGCCGTCGGCACGTTCCAATTCTATTGCAGTGGGCAATTCTTTGTCTTCTCCATATGTGTCAGTTTATCCATGGTCAACTGCTGGATTTGGGACCAAATTTGCCAATCCAGCCACCTTGCCAGCTTCTTTCGCCTATGGCGTTGCGTTCACTTCAACCGGCTCGGCTATTGCTGTAACTGGCGACGTATCTCCCTACATATATGCTTATCCGTGGAGCTCTAGTGGCTTTGGCACAAAGTATGCTAACCCAGCAACTTTGCCAACCGCTCTCTGGACTACCGGTGTTGCTTTTGCACCCGATGGGAGTGCCATTGCCCTAAGTACCCAGGATTCACCCTATATACATGCATATCCGTGGTCCGCAAGTGGCTTTGGCACAAAATATTCCAATCCAGCAACATTGCCTACTGGAGTTGGAAATGGTGTGGCGTTCAGCCCCAACGGTGCTTCACTTGCAGTAGCTCATGCTGGTAGCCCTTATGTGTCGGTATATCCCTGGTCTGGGTCTGGATTTGGCACAAAATATTCCAATCCAGGTACCCTTCCTACTGCTAACGGTGCCTCCGTTGCATTTAGTCCTAGTGGTGCTGCTATCGCAGTGACTGGCAGTGGTTATATTGCCGCATATGCGTGGTCAGGAAGCGGATTTGGTACAAAGTATGCCAACCCAGCAACTTTACCAACAACTGGAAGTGGAATAGCATTTAGTCCAGACGCCCAATCTATAGCAGTCAGCGATATAAGTACGCCGTATGTTTTGGCGTATCCGTGGTCAACAGCCGGAGGCTTTGGAACCAAGTATTCAGATCCTGGGACTTTACCAAGCGGTGTTGCCCATGGCGTTGCCTTCAGCGGTGACTCTACAGCAATTGCAGTAGCCCATAATAATGGAGCCAGGATATCTGTATATCCCTGGTCATCTAGTGGTTTTGGAACCAAGTTTTCTAATCCGGCTACTACACCAACCAATGACGGGTATTCCGTAGCATTTGGCCCAGTTTGAAAGATAAGTATATGACCCAACATACAAAAGAGCCTATGAAAACACGTGAAGAAATACTTCGTATCAACCTCGAAGCGAGAAAGCAAGAGGTAATGCACTATCAGATAAACATCGATAACTATACGTTGGCGCTTGAAAAAATTGCTCGCATGGATGTTGCTGATCGCTCCGAATTATCTGATTTTGCCGATCAGCTTTCCTGCTTGCTTGCTTCTGAAAAACTAGAGCAAAAAAAAGCCAAAGTGATGCTAGATGTGATACAGCAACAATTGGGAGACTAACATGCTTTATGTCAAAGCCATCAACAATGTCATTATTGTCTACCCTTACACACAGACTGATTTGATCCGAGATAACCCATCAACAAGCTTTCCAGTTGGTGGGTTATCGACAGCTGATCTACATGAGTGGAATGTATTTCCGGTTGAGTTTTCAGTGCAACCAATCTTTAGTCCTTTGACAGAAAGATTGGTTGAAAAACCACCAATTTATAACGGCTCAAGTTGGATTCAGCAATGGAAAGTAGAGGCACGCAGTCAAGCAGAAATTGACGCGTCAACTGCTGCACAAGCGGAGGTAATACGCCAAGACCGTAATAAACGTCTTGCTGATTGTGATTGGACACAGTTGGCCGATGCGCCGGTAAACGCTCAAGCATGGTTAGAGTATCGACAGTCATTGCGAGACATCACTGCACAACTAGGGTTTCCTTGGGATATTACTTGGCCAGCCCCTCCTGTATAAGTTACTTTCTATTATTGACTATTACTGGCTTAAATAATTGGCCAAAAAAGTACGCTCGAGGAAAACAAACACATGGCCATCAAGATTTGCGGAAACATCGTTATACCATTCGCCGCAGGAAACAACAAACTGAAAAAATGTTGCACTGGGCATTGGTGTTGGCTTATCCACTGCCTAAGGCAGCAACAACGTGACTGTGGTCAACTGTTCACTTTTCTCTGCCACTACAGCAGCCTGCAACATTGCAATTGGTACAGAATCTCTCAGAGACGCTACGTGGGGTTTAGCAACGATCAGCTCACCCAGCGTGTGACAGTTCTGGAACTTGCACTCACTGCCAAAGGTGTGTAGACTTTAGGCTTATGATCCCACGCGGCGGCACTGAACTCATGATGGCCAATCTCTCTCAACAACTGGGAGGTTGGCCATCATCTTTGAATCTCATAGTAAGCAATTGCAGCTTACATCAAATAGATCCCAACAAAAAGAACATTGTTTGGCAGCATCTCGACACCGACCAAGAGGCCAGTCAAGGTGCAGCTAATCCACAGTTTCAACAGGCTGTTGCTTGCTGGATATTTGTAAGTGAATGGCAGCGTGAGAAATGGGTAAACTATTTTGGCATACATCCAAACAAAACAGTTGTAATCCGCAATGCCATACACTCTTTCAATTGGCAACTCAAACCCGCCTCTCAGCAAATTGAAATGATCTACACCAGCACCCCTTGGCGAGGACTTGATGTGTTGCTGGATGCCATAGACCAACTGCAACATCAAAACTGGCGTCTCACAGTTTACAGCAGCACCATTATCTATGGCAAAGGTTTCAGTGACAGTAATATGAGAGGCTATCAGTCTTTGTTTGATCGCTGTCGCCAGCACACTCAAATCCAGTATGTTGGTTACGGGCTCAATCAAGCTGTGAGAAAGAGATTGCAAGGCAGTCACTTATGGGTATATCCCAGCACTTTCCCAGAAACCAGCTGCATCTCAGCAATAGAGGCTGCTAGTGCTGGGTGCCAGGTGGTCACCACTCGACTTGGTGCTCTTGAAGAAACCCTTGGCGAAAGTGCTTGTTTTGTAGACTATACTACCAACAAACGGGTATTGTCAGCAGCCTTTGCTAAATCTCTTGATAACCAATTGAGCAATTATGATTCAAATAACCCTCAATGGCAAAATCAAGCATTATTATTTGACAAACTCTACAGTTGGAACACTAGAATACACGAATGGCAAATTTTAATCAATCAACTCGTCGCAGAGTAATGATAGGCACCCCCAGCTATGATGGCAAGGTAGAGGTCAGCTACACTAGCAGTTTATTTTATACTACTAAAGCTGCTGAAAAAAGGAATATTGAACTTTTACCCTTATGGGTCAGCTTCGATGCATTGATTCAAAGAGCTAGAAATGACACCTTGCAATTGGCATATGAGAGCGGTGTTGATGATCTCGTATGGATTGATCAAGATATTGAATGGACCCCGCAGCAGTTTTTTAAACTACTGGATCATCCTGTAGATGTTGTGGGTGGCACATATCCCAAAAAAGGGGATCGTCCAGAATATGTTGTAAGACAAATGACTAAACGCCCTATTGACCCGCAAACTGGTTTGATGGAAGTTGATGGCTTGGGCACAGGATTTGCACGCATGAGTCGACAAGCCATACACCATTTGTGGAACACCAGTCAAGCCTATATTGATCCCAAAGACATGAAGCAACGCCGAATGATCTGTGATGTGATAGTTACCAACAACGGTCTTATGAGTGAGGACATACGTATGTTTGAAAAACTTCAGGAAGGCGGATTTCCCATATATCTTGACACCACAATCACTTGCAAGCACGGCGGCTATAAGCAATATCAGGGTGACTTCCTACAATGGTACACAGGGCTGGGACAGACAAAAGGCCGGCAATTGTGACTACTTACGAGTGTTAGTCAAGTTCTCAATAGCTTTTTAGTCAGCTATGATCAAATAGTAAATCAAAGTCAGTGGGTGATGGATCAGTTTTGTGCGTGGTTGGGTATAAACAGTGTAGTAATTGGCTTAAGTCTCTACAAGAGGTTTGAAAACGATTGTAGTAATGGAGGTTTAGTAGGGCTGCATGATGTGAGAAGATACCTGCATCGCGCCAGTCCTTTACTAGAGGAAGTATTGGGTAGACCCTTTTGTGACTATTATAGGCAGATGAATCTTAAATTTTGGAAAAATAGTCAATTTGCCTTATAATATCTTGAAGCTTCGAGGAACTAGAATGACAAAAAAGATATTTTGGATAGACGGTGGTGCTGGTAGAGTAATCACCGCTATTCCTGCATTAATCAAATACGGTCGGCTGCATCCCAACAGCGAATGGGCTGTGTTGGTTGGCGCATGGGATTTCTTATACTGGGGTATTCCCGAGCTGCAAGATCGCACCTACAATCTTGATACAAAAGGTGTTTTTGACAACGTAGTCAAGAATGCTGATCAAATAGTAACCCCGGAGCCTTATCGTATCCCAGCATATTTTAGGCAAGAGATAAGTTTGGCTGAAGCTTTTGACAGGGAAATCAACCAAACTACAGATCACAGTGATTTATTGCCACCACGATTGGCATTCAATCAACAAGAAACTCTCGTAGCCAAGAATACCATAGCTGATCTCAAAAGTGTAAGCAAAAAGAACAAAACAATTGTATTTCAACCCTTTGGCCGTGGTGCCAAACTGGATCGTGCCACAGTGATTGACGAAGAAAGCAGAAGCTTAAGCTCAAACGACTATTTGAGCCTGAGCCGGCGTCTCAATCAAAAATACAACATGATCTTTTTTGGCGAGCCTGACTTTCAATTGAAAGACGACAACTGGAGTGCCAAATACACTGCTGATTTAAGAGTTTGGTCAGCTCTAGTTGCCAACTCTGACTATTTTGTAGGATGTGACAGTGTAGGCCAGCATATTGCTAGAGCCTCTGGAGTACCAGGCACAGTAATTATTGGGAGTACGTTTCCCAAGAACACCAGCTATCCAGATTACTTTCAAATAATTGAAAAGCCTGCTGCTAGGAAATATAGTCCTATTCGTATTGCTGGTCTGGACGTAAATCTCAGCAATAGGCTGAATGAAGGCACAATGAAATTCTCAACCAAAGAACTAGACGACATCTATCAAAAGATTGTTGCAGATATTGAAAGGAAAACACGCTGATGAAAATAATGGCCATCAATCCCGGTCACAACAGCAGTGTGGCGCTTGTTGAAGACGGTAAGTTGCTGTTTTATAGCGAGGAAGAACGATGGAGTCGCCTAAAGTATGACGGTAATCCATTTAGAGCCATGCTATGGGTACTAACTAATCATTTGGTAGACCACTTGATCATTGGTGGGACCACCACTAATTGGGTTACTCTTCCTTGGACTAACGAGAATGCCTATGCTGCATTAGCTCGCAAATTCAGTCCTAATGTGCAAGTTACCCTAATGGGCCATCTACATCACTTGGGTCATGCAGCTAATGCCTTCTATGGCAGTGGTTTTGAAACAGCATGCGCCTTGGTCGTAGATGGGGCCGGAAGCTATGTGCAAGAAAGCATGGGAGAAGGACTACCACTTACTGGGGGTTTTGAAACTGAAAGCATCTATCATTGCAGCTATCCACATGAGTTCAACGCAGTTTACAAAAGATACAGTGACGGTGCGGAAACCAGCCTCTACTACGACAACGGTATCCAAGAATTTGATAATAATGTTACTATTGTTAAGGCATACGAGAGTGTAAGTGATTATTTAGGATTTGGGGCTATTGAAGCTGGGAAGACCATGGGACTAGCTCCTTATGGCCAAGAAGACAGCAACATTCCTGCCTTTTTCATCAACAATAAAGGCAACAAGAACTTGTTGATTCCTCGCTATCCCAGCGGCGCACACATTGACGAGAATAGATTTCCTTACTTGCGTAGATACACACAACCAAGTGACTGGCATAATAACTTTGAATTAGTGCGAGATCAAGACAAGAATCTAGCCTACCATGTGCAGAAAGAAACTGAAGAGCAGATGGTGAAGTTGATTGAGCGTGCTATTGACATTACTGGAGAAAATCGCATTGTAATCAGTGGTGGTTATGCACTTAACTGTGTTGCCAACTACAAATATCTAGAACGTTTCCCTAATATTGAGTTTTACATTGATCCCATTGCACATGATGGTGGAACAGCCATTGGTTTAGCTCGGCATGCTTATTATGTTCTGAGCCAAGATACTACACCTCAACCACTCTCTCATCTCTACTTGAGTGTGTTGCCAGACTATAATCAGATTGAAACCACTATTGCTTCTGTTGAAGGTATCAGCATGAGAGACACATCACCTGCTGAAGTGGCACTACTGCTGGCAGAAGGCAATATTGTGGCTTTGTTTCAAGGCGCTAGTGAAGGTGGGCCTCGTGCACTAGGCAACAGAAGCATTCTTTTTGATCCTCGAGTAATCAACGGCAAGGATATTGTTAACCAAGTTAAAAATCGTGAATGGTTCCGCCCTTTTGCTGCGAGTGTGATGGCAGAACATGCAAATGACTGGTTTGACATGCGCAATCTCAATGAAAGCCCTTACATGATGTATGCTGTAAATGTGAAGGAAAGCCAAAGAGAGTTGATTCCTGCAGTTACACATGTGGATGGCACCTGCAGAGTACAAACTGTCAGCAGCGAGCAAAACTTGCATTTGTATCAGCTGCTAGATGCTTTTCGGCAACAAACCGAAACACCGTTGCTGTTTAACACTAGTTTCAATCTAGCTGGGCAGCCATTGGTGGAAACACTGGTAGACGCCTTGATAACAATCTTCAACTGTGATATCCACTACCTGTATCTTCCCGATCTGGGAATGTTGGTATGCAAACAGTAAATTTAAAAGAGTTTCACTTGAGCAGTGCGTTACCTGGAGCAGGTAGCCCACTGCTCAACAGCATAATTAAACAAAATCCAAAGTTCTCTGCCACTATAAGTGATCCTTTGCATAGTTTTGTGCACATCCTTATAAGAGACATCAACAGCCCTGTTGGTGTGGTTGCACAAATAACTTGAGATCGACGCCGGCAAATACTCACAATGAGTTTGATATTGGATAGCATACAGTCCAAAAAAAGTGGTCGCTACTACCAATTCTCCAAGAGACTTGACGACTGTGTTGTGGGATCTGTAATTACCTTATGATTTTTTGGTAATGAAACAGCTTAGAATTACAAAATATCCTCTAGATTCACGCATATAGCAGATCTTTTAACAAAAGTATGCAACACTGGAAGTTTCATACACCTACAAGAAAGCAATTATAAATGGCAGGCACCTTATATGGGATGATAACTGTTGCAAGCAGCAACCAATATGCACATGTAGCCCTTACAAGTTTTTTCAAACACACAAAATTATCTGCAGAAGATAGGTTTGTGTTGATTGACAACGACGGAGAATGGACTAAAAACTGGCATTTGGACTGTTTTGATCCCAACCTAGTATATGTGAATTCAAACCCTCAGAATTTTAGCACAAATATCAATCAATTGCTGAGATGGGCTGATGAACAATATGCAGATTTAGTTTTCCTCAGCAATGATGTTGTTTTTACCCCCAAGTGGGCTACCCGTCTAGTGATAAATGACAGGACAGTGAGCATTCCCAGTTGTAATCAAACTCATTTTTATGGCTTTGACCCTACTTTAAATCTACAGCAATTTGGTGGTAGATTTCCACATTTGAATGTAGCTGCTCACACACATGCTGCACGGTCACCAGCACCTTTTGAGCGCCTTCTCATGCCCACCTATGTATGTAGAATTCCACGTCTAATTTACCAAGAAGTTGGAGGCTTTGATGAAGCGTTCAACATGGGAGGTGAAGATGTGGACTATAGATTGCGCCTACTTCAAAAAGGCTTTGAAATCAAATATTGCAGCAGTTATTTGCTACACTTCAACGGTTGCAGTAGTTGGAACGGGGCGGAAACCTTAGCTGAAACTCAACTGCGTAACCGGTTGTATATGCAAACTTTTATTGAGAAATGGGGAGAAGATTTACACGACTTGTGTATGAGTTCAGGACAACCAACATCTATTATTGAAAAATATCAATTACACGGGTTACTTAACGAATGCCGTTTCAACGACATAATAAAATCCTTGCTAACTGCACTAGAGTTCAATAAAGTTATATAAATATGTTATATCCAAGGAGAAAAAAACATGAGTGAGACAGTGGGATCAATTATTGATCCACAAACAATAACTACTGAAATTGTTTTAAGTGAAAGAGTAGTAACAAATGAGTTTGTTATTGCTGAAATTTATGAAAGCATTGTGAACCGTTCTGTGCGGGCTGAGATTGAGCTTGGGCCATTTGTTACTGACACAAGACCAGATGGCAGCACGCAAACAAGAGGAAGCAGTCGTCGAGGGATTACAGTGTGGGACAATGATGCGTATGATGCTATAAGGGACACTTGGCGCAACGAAGATCTCATTACACGTATCAAGACCATTTTGAACGGATAATTTAAGTTATGCAAAAACATGAAAACGGAGGGCATATTGCCCTCCGTTTTCACCTATGGTGCTATAGACGTGCACGCGGGGAAGACTGATTCACAAACAACCTTACACGTAGAAAGTTGATTTGGCTTGAGGTATCATAAATCCTTTTGAGGATCGCAACCTTGCTAGTGCATATGAAAGGAACGCAGTAGCTAAAAAGAACAAGGGTGCAGTGCTCCACAACGCTGCACCCTTGTTCTTGGTAACTCTAGTAGCTGAGTTTAGTTTGCGTTCATGCTTGGGATCAAGGCTGAGAAATTTTTCACAAACACCTTCCATGAACTCAGTTGATTTGGCTTGATGGGGTGGTCACGTGTAGTTGCCATAAACGACCGAGCACCCATTACAACCATCTCCGGTTCAAAGTTGTCCATCATGAACTGGAAGAAGCGATCGGCGCTCTTATACATGTCATCGTGCGAATTCTTCACACCATTCTGCTTATTACTCTCAGCTTTCTTGACATCATCTGTGAGCTCATACACCAGTGCAGTGGTCAGTGCATAGCAAATGTCCATCTGCTTCACGTTCAGCTTGGTGACTGTGCCATCAAGGATGTCGCGTGCACGGGGTAGGTTAGCTGCTTGTCGACGATAGCTGAGGAACTTCAGGGCAGGACCCTCACCTACAGTGCCCTTGATGAGATCGCCAAGCACATCTGCTGGCAGATCCGTCTCGCGGTAGCTGCCATCTTCCTGGGGCTCATACAGCAGTTCGCTGACAAAGCTCCAGCTACGTGGGGTAGCAAACGCATAGCTTTCGCGACGGGGATCAAAGTCAAAGAGATCATTGGGCTGATAGCTGAGGTAACCCACCACATGCTCGTGGATGCGATTCATCATAGCCCATTCCTGCCAGTCGTCAAAATCCACAGCCAGCGTTGCATGGATGAAGCGATTTGCCAGCGGAGTTGGCATGTTGTAGGCAACACCCTTGTCACGCACTCGGTTACCAGCAGCAACCATCACTGCATCATCAGGCAGCTGGTAACTGCCAATGCGCCGGTTCAGGATCAGCTGATATGTGGCAGCCTGCACAGAGGGTGGTGCTGCGCTCATCTCATCAAAAAACACCATTGCGCGGCTGTTGGGATCAGTGGGCAGATCGGTAGGGTTGCTCCACTTGAAAATCTTCTCTGTCAGTGGAACGTTGTGCTCATTCTTTACCACGTTGCCTTCTGCATCGCGGATAGTCACTTCTGCGAGGTGCGGAATGCCTCGAATGTCAGTGGCCTCAAGTAGGGGAAGTCGAATGTCAATCAGTGGGCGCTTCTGAGCACGAGCAACCTCTGCAACAATGTCACTCTTGCCAATGCCAGGAGGGCCGGCGATGAAGAGAGGTCGCTTCCTACGCGTCACGTGATCGATCATCACCTTCAGCTTGCTGGGACTGACAGTAGTGATTGTCTGGATTTTCTCTTGAGCTGCCTTAGCCATGTCTGCGTGTGTCCTTGCTGTTGTGGATTACCAGCTGAATATATGGCAGGTATTTTTTACGTCAACACAAAAATCATCCGAACATTTCAGCCCACGTCAGTATATTGCCACCCGCCATCTCCAGTTCCATGGCACGCTCAGAATGAAAAACTACAAACCGTTTTTGATCATAGTGATAAGGGCTTTTCACACTCCTATAGAGATGGATGTGAACCTTTGGAATATTAAATGTGTTGAAAGGCTGTTTGCTGATATCAAATTCCCAAAATTGGTACATCCTACAAAGGATCAGAAGCCCTGTTGATGTTAACCGAAAACTAGGGCGTGTGCTGCTCCAATTTACAAACAGGATTTTACAAAAACCTTCAAACCCACCTTCCACAAGGTTTTCTGGAAAAGCTTGCTCAGTTGCATCTGGGTTGATCTGCTCGCAAAAATCTTCCCAGATTGCCTGCTGTAATTGGTTCACTTACACCTTGGGAGGTCTAGATATCTTAACACCTTGGGAAAACTCAAACACTTCAAATTTAGTTGTTTTGAACATTTTGTTAAGTTTATCAGCAAGATTGAAGGCATGCCCAGGACTTTCTGGAAAAGTGACCCTACGATATTTTGGATTTGAATCGTCATGCAGTGTATTGACACTCTTGAGGTTGATGGGGGTTCCATCATAAAATACAGCATAAATTGCCTTGGCCGCAATAATCTGTTCGCTCTGAAATGTCTTGGGATCAGTGTAGCTCAACAACACTTTGGGCTTGGGACGACTCATGACTATTGCCTTGTTTCTGGTGTGCAATATTTATGAGTCGTGAGTTTTCGCAGTCAGTCCACCTCGTAAACCACTCGCTTGAAAGTGGCAAAACGCTCCTCATGGGTCATGTTCTTGAGTTTTTTGCTGAGAATACTGAAGAGAAAGCTGAGAAAACGCTCAGGCACAAACTGAGTGTCTTTGCACACATGAGCATAGACATTGGGATTTAACAGTCGCATATCACGGATCAGCTCATGTTCACCATCTTTGCAGATGTTTGCTTGATACCATTTGCCACCCATGCATAGCCACATCCAAAATGTGGTGAAACTGCGAGCTGTGAACAACAGGCTGCCAGCAGCAATTACGCAAGTGGTGCCCTCTGAGGTTGGCAACCGGTCTACCAGGACACTTTCACCCAAATCGCTGGCGATTCGGAGGCATTCCAAATCTGAATGCTGGAAGTCTAGTAATCGTTGTCCCATGTTACTCCTCCCTTTGTAAGTTGCTCTACCGCAGTCAACAGCAATTCTTTACTGGCTTCAAAACCATGCAAATGATATTTCAAGGTTCTCAAGGGCAAGTTGCGGGTGTTGTCAGAGTCTTTCAAGAGCAGCTCTCCAGAAAGGCTGCCCCAAGCAGCAGATTCTGAAGCCAGCAGTGTTTTCCCATCTGTGGCAAACTCACAATTGTGGAAGTCAAAGCTGTCCCAAACCTTCTCTACACTTTCTCCAAAGCGGCGTTTGATCATTTGCACTGTTATTCCAGTGAGCGGGGAATCACCTGGCATCCGATAAGTGATGGCATTATCACTTTGGTGTGCAACGTAAAACTTGTTTTTGGGTTTGGTCTGTAGGCATTTGAAGTTGTTGAAAAGCTCTACTGTGAAGGTGTTGGCTTCTTGTTCCATGCATTCAGTTTCTTTTTCAAACTCCTCCTGCACATTCACCATAAGAGAGGTTTCAAAGATTTTTTTCCAAGTGGCCAGCTGTTCCCCGCTGGTGAAAAACACATCTAAGTCACCAGTAGTCCAGGGATTGTTTTCCCAAAGTTTGCGTGCCGCGCCGCCAGCAATCCAAGGCCCATCAGTAATACTCAAAGGAGGCATTCGAGCAATCAAAGTTTGGAATAAGGGATCAACCACAGGCTTCATCAACATCAGAACGTGCCTCCATTGAGATCTAGATTGCGTGGGGTTGATTGCAGTTGTCCCACAAGTTTTTCTTGTAGTTCCATCACTTTTTGTGCAAGATTTACATCGCGAGCCAACAATGCAGTTAAGCTCAAGGCCAAACTTTCCGCGTCTTCTCTTGACATGCGAATCTCTTTTGAGTTGTAGTCGCGAGCAGTGTTCACCAGTTTCACAAACTGATTGATGGGATCACTGGAAAAGTTGCTGCTCATGGCTGTTTTTGTCCCTCTTTTTGTTTTTTGTTGAGCACTGTATTGAGTTCCAACTTGCTGGAAAATGGCCCCACAGTAGGGGCGTTTTCTACAGTTTCCATCTTGGGACAAAAACTGGGACTCCAGCCATGACTATAGTGAATGCCCCAATATCCAGCTGCAAATCTACTTTTGCTGTGTGCTGTTTTTGAATAGGTAACAAAAGGAGAGTCTTGGACATTTTGTGGATTCGTATGCTTGATTGGCCAAACGCCAATTTTGTCCAAAGGTTCTTCCTTTGCTTCCAGTTGCTCAAAAGTGATGTGCCACCCCAGCGACTTTTCCAACGCCTCTTGACTAGAGAATGTTTCAGTTTTTTGGCTGCTTAGGAGCGTGTAAGATCCATCCTGGGCACTGAGCACTCCAACTCTATTCCCCCATTCAGTCAACATCCAACTTTGTGCACTGATGGGTTTGGCTGAGATTTTCTTCATTGTCAACTACCTTGAACTTTGCCCTACGGGCCTTCGCTTGTGTTTCTGTCTGCCAGTTACACATCAAGTCTGCAACAGCAACCAGCTTTGTCAACTCATCAGGTGCTAGTGCCCCTGGATAAGATTCGTTGAATTTAAGCAATTGTTTTCTTAAGGAGTTTCCATGTTGGTTAAATGAATTTTCAAAAGGCAATATGTTGTAGTCAAAAACACCATCTGCTATTTTTAGGGTTATATCTATACCATCGCGGCACCAAATGCTAGCAGTATTTGGAATTGGGGCCTGTTGCCAATCAAAACTTTCACTAGTAATACAAACCAAACGATTGTTGTTTTTGATGATGCGACTCCAAATTTTGTATAGGTCTGGTTCACCAATAAGTGGTACACACGTCTTTAACCACCATCCGCGGCCAGGATGGCTCTTTTGTTGAAAGTGTGTGATCTCAGGAGGTTGACATGAGACTAGGATGTTCCAGATGTTTTGAAAATCCAAATCCATAGCCCTATTTACTCGGTCAAGTGTCCTTGATATTCACTACTGAAACACACACTGTAATCTGAGGCTGTTTTTTCAATCCGCATCAAACCCCACTGTGCTGCAAATTTCAGCAATGCAATGCCCACTTGTGCCTTACGAGGTTGGTTTACTGCATTTTTGATGCAAGTATCCCAAGTTTCCACAAACTCTTGAGGCTGAGCGGTGAGATCAACAAGAGTACAGTTTCTTTCATATGCGTCACGAACTCGAATCTCTTCTCCGTTGTGGTCTGTCCACGTGCTGAGCATGAGATTGTTCCAGGAATAGCCTTGGGACGCTTTGTTTTCAAATGCTTCCAACATCTTTTTCTTCCGCACACCTGGGAAGGCACTCATGACATTATCACTGGCATCACCCCTAATGCATTTTTCAAACAAAATCCATTCAGGATGAGGCACTGGTAGTGCCTCGCCCTTCTTGTTGTGCGCAAGATTGCCATCTTTGTCGTAAATTCCGTTTATGGTATAGAGCAACGCACTGATACCATCGTAAATTTTAACATTCGTGGCTAGCAGTTGTTGAAAGTCACTGTCAGTGCTGACAATCACATGATCATCACCCGGATGCAATTGGATCCAACGTGCAATGAGATCATCTGCTTCAGCTTGTGGCGCCTTCAACACTGTTGCATTGGTACGCGAGCTTACGAACTTAATGAAGTCATCAAGAGCTTCATAAAACACTCGATCTTCTTCCTGTTCATCCGCTGTGCGCTGTCCAGCAGCTACTCGGCGATGAGCTTTGTAAGGCTGGTAAAAATCCCGTCGCCAACTCCTGCTTTCGAGGCAGCACACTAAATGTGACCCATTGAAATCGTTCCACACCTTTTTGATGCTGGTGAAAATAATGTGCATGGCTAAGCCCACTTGTGCATTGAAATCTGGAGCTCTTACACCATATCGAACACGCATCGCCAAATTTTGCAGATCTACAATTACATAAGTGCTCAAAGTTCTATCTCCACTATATGACACAACTCTAGCAAGGCTAGGCAGTGTGTCAACTGTATTCAGTCTTCTGTTTGTTAGGTCGCCTTGCTCTCCGGTTAGTTGGTATAGCAGTGGCAACAAATGCATCATCTTGTTCGCCCAAATCTGAGGCTACGGCTCGACAAACATCTGTTAACCACTTTTCCACTACTTCTTGCTCACTGGCACCTTCATAACCGTGGTTGCGGAGAAATTCCACAAAATAACTGTTGTAATCCAATTCAAAAAAGCTTCGTGACGGATCAGTGGGGTCCCAACTGATGTTGGGCATAGCTACCCAAGGCTCTTTTTTGGCCTCAGCTGTTTGCTTCTCATGCTCATTGCGATCAATTTTGTTGTGTTTGAGTTCAACATCCAACAGGGCTATTGCGCGATCAACACTAGTTTCTTCAGTAGTCAGCATGCATATTTGCTGGTCAAACTCATACTCAGTAAGTTGCCTATATTTCTTTTTGGATTTGAGAGTTTTGATCTCTTTCTGAAGAGGATCTTCCTCATTTATTTCAATCAAGCGTAACTCAAGGTCAAGACCCTGCATAGTGTATTCGGCTTCTGCAATTTGTCTTGTGCGACCTCGTAGACCCCAACTTCCTGGCCAAAGGCCAAAGGGGATTTTTAGATTCTTGCTCATGTTTTTTCCTTGAAGTTGTTTGGGAGCACATAACTGAGATCTTGTAGATCAAACATGTAGTCGGGTGCTGAAAGTGGCACTGCATACCTCACTTGGGGATGGATGTATTTTTGGTGCTCTGAAATAGGACACTCAGCCACCCTACTAGCTAGCGTGGAGAGATTGTGGGGATCCTGACCATACGAGATGGTGAAGAATCCCCGGTTGGCCACCAACAGCTCGCCACTATCTGAATACCAATCAAATCTAATTGGAATGCTCATGCTTAGGCGTAACTTCCAAATAAATGCAATTGCATATTAAAGACGAATCCGTTCTGGACACAATAACGAGCAGCGTGTTCGTGATTGGCTTGAGCAGTTTGCATATTGATAAGCCCTGGCGTCCAAAAACTCACAACTTCATCCACAATACTGCGTTCTTCAAGACTAATTTGATTTTTCTCAGCTCGAATTTGCTTGCTTTTCTGCGGTTCATGGTTGTAAATGTTCATGGGACTTACAAACACTGGCTTACCAGTTTGGTCCCGCCAGTTGTGTGCCCAGTCAGGGACATTATTGTAAGGAGTATCAGAATCTGCACTCATTACAAATTTCAAACAGTCTGCACGGGCCAGCATTGCTTTGTTTGGTTCAAGATACTTGACAGGTTTGCCATTTTTTTCACTGCACTTGGGGCTTACAACTAATGTTGTCTCACGCGGAATGTTTTGTACAATCAGTCCATTGCTTTCAATCTGTGTTTTTGCAAACTGGGTGTTCATGTGTTCCAAAAATGGCACGATGTTTTTTTGTAGCATGGGCTCACCACCTGTTAGTACCAGCACCATGTTGCGCTTTTTCACAGGGTCACTGCCCGGTCCGCCATACACTACGTCTGCCCAAAGAGGCACATTTCCTGAAAAACTATCTGAGATGCTTTTCGCAATTTTAAAATCAATCTCGTCAATAGTCATCCAGTCACCATCATCGAAGAAGGTATCACAAAAACTGCAAGCCAGCTGGCATTTGGCCAGTCGCACAAACACAGCTGGCTCTCCTCGATAAGGACCTTCACCCTGAAAAGTTGTGAAAATACTTGTTACAAAAAGTTTATCTCCAGCATTTTCAAAATAAGATTGTCCTACTATAGTATTTTTACCAAACATATATGCCTCCTGAGTGTTAAGATAAGTTTGTAGCAATCAAACATCAGCGTCAAGCTCTAGATGTCAACGCTGTCCAAAAACAAACATGTGCGCTATATTAGCGACAGTCAAGTTCTAGAGGTGTGTATTTTGTGAGGGGCGTATAGACCACAAGTAGATAGCTGTGCGCTGGTAATAACATATTCCTTAAATTTTTCTAAATTATTGATTACATATTCAGGATAGTAGTCATCAATAATTACTGGTTCAAAATACTGTCCTGGCCTCTCATGAGATGTTTTGTTCTGTACAAACTTGTTTATGTCGAAGTTATCAATAATTTCGGGTACATTTGCTTCGGTGTGTGAAAAACTCTGCAGTTTCAACACTCCGTGCGCATCATCACCTATTGAACACCAGTGCCAGCCGCCATGGGAAATAAAAGATACATTTTCAGGTAGATGCTGCCACGGGAAGGTAAAGGATCTTTCGGTTTGTGGATCGGTAAACACGCTTGTTCGAGTTACTATGATATTTGGGCTAGCATCCCAGTCAATTCCATGATTACCTTTGACGCGCATGTAATTCAATTTATAAATGTACGTAGGACAAAATAAAATCCATCTTGAATATTGGGTATCTTGTCTGCATTGCTGGATACAAGAGGGCCGAGGAATTTCGTCAGCATCACTAGTAATTACTAGATCATTTGGCTGAATATCCCATAGGCCACGTGCAAGACTTTTGCGTTGATGCCGCTCACGAGACCATGCGTCGTCTCTAGTTTGGCCCTCGGGCATGTCGGTTACTACTATGTGTCTAATTTTTTCCTTATATTTTGCGAAAAGATGTTGATTATCAGCGAAGTATAAGGGTTTTGATTGTCCACTATGCGTGTATGGTGATTCTGCAATTATAAAATAGTCCACTGTATCCCATAAGGTTTCAAGTCTTAACTCAAGAAGGGTAAGTTCATTAAAAAATGTAAAGCAGTCATAAATTTTCATAAAAAGCTCCTGACAGTAAAAATATTATTTGGATCGAGCAATAATGCCATCGACTTTGATAAATTCAACAGCGTAGCCTGTTTGGCGAAAAATTTCTGCCAGCTGATTTCGCTTTGTGCTGATAACGTCAGCCCAATTTTTATGTGCAGTAGCTACAGCATGAACTTCAACAAACCACGTGCGTACCTTATCTTTTACTGCGTTGACTTTGGAAAATGTGAGTGCACTCATCTCACCGCCTTCAATGTCACATTTTAGCAAATCTACCCTATCCAACGAACACTGTTCAATTAGGGTTGGTAAATCCACCGTAGGTACTACAATTTTTTGGTCTGTTTGATACATAAATCCATTCATTTGTGTATTTTGCTGGTTGATATAAAATTCGGTATTTCCGCATGTGTAATTCAAGGCCAAAGGCAAGCATTTTATATTAGAGTATGGAGCTGTTAATTTCTGTAAGACAGAAAAAGTATCGGGGCTGGGTTCTAGAGCTATAATTTGTTCTGCATGAGTGTGCATATAGAGAGAAAAAAGGCCAATATTAGCACCAATATCCAAAACACGCATTTTTGTGTGGTCACACAATAATTGATCGTAAAATCTTACATTGTTTATTTCATTTAAGGTGTGTTCTGTGTAATTGGCACTATGTTGCCAGAAGTTTTGTAAGTTTTGATCAAGTTCTATCTGAAGTTGGGTTCGATTGCTGGTAATCAAATTTATAACAGGAAGCATAATATTATCCTTATGTAATTGAATTTTTTGTTGGTGATCAACAATAGGGGTAATTATTGCAATTTTATGGCTAAGATCCAATCCGGGCAAATGCAGCAGCCAGTCGCCATCTTCCCATACCCCTGTGTTATTCAATTTATCTACGGGGTTAACAACATATGGATAAAGCTGGTAGTTGTAGCTATTCATATGTTTTTGTGGAACAATAGTTACTGTGTCTTTCCACCATGGAGGAACAATCAAATTCATACCTGTGGGGTAAAGGGAACTTCCAGTATCAGGCCAACTACACAAATGGTTTATAGCCCACTGATCTGAGTCCCACTTGCCTTGGGATGCCATTTCCAAGGCCAAGATTGCATAGAGAAACCGGCGAGTTGGCTCACTGTTTTTCATTAAAATACTTCCGGTATTGACTCCATTGGAGTCCGTCGTAAGTATTATATTTGATGACTGAATCACTCTATCTTCAATCTTGACATCAAAGTTTGTGATTATGGAGTCACAATCTGTGTACCACAGCCATCCTATTTCTGGATAGGAGTCCAATATTGATAATGCATATCTGAACCTGTCAAAATTGGATGAATAATCTTCATACAAAAAAGCCCTATAGTTATTGGTATCTGCATAGGTTTTTTTGTTTTTATCCCATGTAAGGTGGCTTAGCTCTTTGAGAGCTGGATTGATAACTGAGAACATTGCATACATACGTGTTACCTACTAAAAATATTTGCCATTATCCCGTGGAAACCAACAATCGCCACCTGCGCCGTTTGGGGTAGGAGTTGCAGTTTGTTCATTTTGTTCACATAGATAAGGTTTTCCTAAACCAATAGCAAGTGCAAGCGCGATGCTTTGATTTCCAACAAATAGCTCAGAACCTTGAATTACTCTACACAATTCCAAAAGATTATTGGTGGGGAAAAAATCAATTTGTACTTTAAACAATCTCTCAAAACTTTCATGCTCAGACGGAGATCCCACAAATACAGCCTGTTCGCACAACTTGTTTTCAATAAGTTCAAACCATTTAGGATGGGCATCGGCTTGTAGATATCGAGAAGTCCTATTAACAACTATCGATTTGCCTGGGATACTTATAGGATCAACAGGAGTTAACCAAGGTTCGTGCAACAGCTTATGATTTATTGCAGGATCTCTTATATCCCATCCCAAACTTAACGCATATACTTGTGTTTGGTTTCCTTGCCACCCTTGGGGTAAAATCCATTGCCAATTTTTAGATGCTAAGTCAAAATCAATTGTGTCAGATTGCCAAATTCCTACATTTTGTAGGTAATTTTGAGCACTTAACAAAGGTTGTATTTGATTAAAATCATCAAGTGTAAGCCTATTGGGGTGAGGATTGCGCCCCCATCCCAATACTTTCATACAAAACTCATCAAGATAATTCAATCTCACATAAAGATTACCACCACCAAGCATCTTGATTATACATAGACTATAAATTGTATCTCCAAAGGTTGTGTAATTTAAAAAATTAAAAGGCATTATCAATCTTTCTTCTGCAATACTATTTCAATAGCAGACTCGCTAATTGGATTTAGTGTTTGATCAATATCCATTTTAGAATAGTCAAAATTGGCATCCAATAGCTCAAGCTTTAAAATTGACAGTTCAGGAAATTTCCTAAAAAAATCAGTGCAATTGATGCTAACTGGACTCCAGCTATGTGTTTTTTGAATAGTCCATGAAGTTTTATGATCACCATTATAGCGACTGGGCCAGTTTTTTTGTTCATAAATGTCTTCATCAGGAACAGTTATAATCATATAGCCTTGTGGTTTCAAGATTCTAATCCAATTTTGCATAGCAATGTAAGGATCTACAATATGTTCTAAACAGTGGCTACTGATAATAAAATCATATGAGTCATTAGGAACATTTTGCATATATTGCGCGTCACCGTCTCCCCAATCCCAGATTCGTACGTTTGCCATTTTTGGAAAAAAGGTAGTATAATGTGAGAGTCCGTCTTCTCCAGCACCGATGTCAATGCCATTGCCTACGAAATATCGAGTAATAAATCTGCTGTCAGAGAGCCTTCTCATAACAGCTTTACTGGTTTCATGTGTCATTTTGATTCTCCAAACTGTTGTTTAACGCCTGCCAAGTGAGTTTCCCTTCTCTATGCTCAACTTCTGTTTCCAATGCCCTAATCAGGTCCTCATGGGAAACTTGTTTAGCTATCCTCAAACACTTTTTAACCCCTTGTAGATAACTTCTTGCTATAGCTACTTTCCCAGCGGCTTTTATGTCAATGCAGTTCTGCAAACTGTCTACCAACTTAGATGCTGCCTTAGTGGGATGGTTTTGATGCCAAGTGACCTCACCTTGTATGCTGATGCTTAAGATGGTTTCGCCATAGTCATTGTCAACTCGCAATGCTTGAGTAGGCCTGGCATTACTGCTACCAAATGTCAGTAACGTACCAACCGTGTAACCTGATCCAAGGTTATTCACTGTGATACCGGTTACACTGCCTTGACAGACACTGGTTACCTTAAAAATATTAGAGGCCATCAGGAACCTCTGGGCGATTGCAAAAACTCTATAAAACGAGCTTGATCTTCCACAGCCCAAAAACTGAACCGAAAACTCTCATAGCTGATTTTTTCTGTGGACCAAATATTGGTGCAATTTTCCACACACCAATTGAACAACAGTTCATAACTGGGTTCATAACGTTGGTTGGATGGCTTGTAAAGCTCTTCGAAGCTAAGGAGTAATTGATTGTGAATGAGTATTGCCCGAACACTCTCGGGCAACACATTCCACTCTCTATATCTACTGTTGATGATTTTCATATTTTGACCTAAAAATTCTCTGTTACAATAACTGTTGTATTAGAGAGAGGTCAAGTCAACCATCTTCATAAATTCAGCACGAGCACTGGGATCCTGTTTGAACGCACCACCCAGCTTGCTGGTAACTGTGCTGCTGCAATCATCTTCAACGCCACGATGACTTACGCAATAGTGCTTGCCGTGAATGACGACAGCAATGCTATCGGTTTCCAGGATATATTCCATTGCATGAAAGATCTGCTCAGTCAAACGCTCTTGAATTTGTGGTCGGCGGCTAAAGTATTCGACAATTCGATTGATCTTGCTTAGGCCCAATACCTTTTCTTTGGGGATATAAGCCACAGTTGCTACACCATCAATCACAATGAAGTGATGTTCGCAGGCACTTTTGACAGTGACATTTCGTTCACACACCATTTCATCATAGCCCATTTTGTTGGCAACAGTGGTGCACTTGGGGAAAGCTTCCCAATCAAGACCCCAAAAAAGTTCCTGGATAAACATGCGAGCCACTCGTGTCGGCGTTTCAGCCAAACTATCATCTGACAGATCCAAGCCCATTGTTTCCATGATGTCCTTGAACTTGCGTTCAATAATATCAATTTTGTCTGTGCGGCTTAGGGAATTTTCCACTGTTGGGGTTTCAACCCCTTTGGAAACTAGGTATTCATGTACTTTGCGACCCAGTTCAGGATCACATTTTGTGCGATTATAGCTCATATCTTTCCTTTCAAAGCATCTGTCGTTTATGCACAACGGGTGTTTCCACCAATTTGCTACCGTAATGTAGCAGACTATTTATAACACAAAAATTGTGTTATTGCTATTCAAATTCATCAAAATCCATGACAATGTTGTTATCAGCGTTCATTCCTGTGATTTTGGCCAACATAGCAGAATGTTTTTCAATCAGTTGCATGGGTTTTTCACTAGTGAAGATCTCTTCACAAAGTCCCCCAGCAAATTCAATCAAGTCTTCGCTGATGTGATGTTTCCTCTCCTCCATTGGCAGGTCTTGCATTGCACATGCATGTTGAATAGCTTCAATATGAAGCTCAACATTGTGGCTCATGCCCAGCACATAGCTGAGACCATCCATGCTGCTGGGCCATTTGACCTGATACTTTTCATGGTCCTTAAACTCTTTCTTGCCCCAATCAAACATGCCGCTGCCGTGGTCAGTGTGCTCATGCATAAGATAATGTTTGTATTCATCACTGTAGCGAAACTTCTCGCCATGAACGCCTTCCAAGCTTTGTTGATACAACAAGCTTTCAAACTCTTTTTGTGAAAAAGCTTGTTTTTTGAAATTGAGATCTTCATAACCTTTGACACAGATATCACCAATGGTGATCCGCTTGCCAATGCTGCTTTCACGAACAGCATGTTTTTGATTGTGGCGATTGATCCAGTCTTGAAACAGTTCTTGACTGCCCTTAAGCTCTTTTTTGTCTGGCAACGAGTTGTTTTTATATGCAATGCTTTGCGGACTTACTTCCCAACTGTAGTAGATGTTGCCTTTTGCTACGTTCACAAAAGGACTTGCTGCATCGTAACTGAGAGTTGTACTCTCGTTGATGTGCTTTCTCCACACTCGTTGAAGTGTAGTAAGAGCGCAGCCTGCCTTGATTTTGCCATTGCCTAGATAATGGATCCAATCTCTGTTATCCAAATACTTGCCATCTCGCATGATAATGATCCGACGGAGATTTATAGCAAAATTGCTGGCTTGCACATTACTGAATGCCCAGGTTTCAAAAGGAAGATCTTTCACAACGTCCCACCAAATGTCACCTTCTTCTTGATTGCGCCCCTGCAACACATTCAAAAATTGTGTACTACCTTCCCGACGATTTTTGATGAAAAAGTTGTGATTCTCCATACTGCTGTCAAGACAGTCTCTAAAGTTCTTAACCCCAGGATGTAGGTTCTCACCTGTGATAGGATCGTTACCAAACTTCAACAAGCTGCCTGTGGGTACATCTAATACCATACTGTAGTCACAAGTGTGTTCAAGCCAGCGTAGGATTTTCATCCTAATGGCGTCTTTGTCCTTCATCCAGTCTTGATCAGTTTGCTTTTCTTTTTTCTGCCAAGGCCATTTGAGAACGCCAGTAGCAATCTGATAACCACCACTGTCGCCCACAATTACTGAGGCGTTTTTGTCTCGCTTTTGCACCATAGCTTCTTGGATATCACTTTGAGCAGGATCCCAATAACTGTGACCGCTGCTGTAGAGTGCAGTGGGATAATAAAATAAGTTGGTATTGGTTTGTAGAAAGTCCAAATCCTGCAATCCGCCCGGCAGCCCCTTGACTGTGCGAGCGTTGGGCTGACTTACTAGTCGCACATAGATCGCTGAGATTGAAGGAAGAAAAATAGCATAGTCCTTGTTGGTGGTCCACATGTCTCTACCCACCACAGGTTGCATGTTTTGATCAATTTTTTTCAAATGTGGGTTGGGGCTGGAAAGTTTTGTCATAGATATATCTTACTTTACTGTGGTTGATCTAGCAACTGTGTTGCCGATGTTTTCAAACATTACGCTAGCTGAAAGATATTTTTGTAAGAGCACTTTCTTTTGCTTTTCCAACTGCCTACTGAACTTTTTGGGGTGATTCAATCTGTACTGAATAAATTCAGTCAATTGTTGTTTGTGTGTTTGATAACTTTCCCAATCTTGAGTCCAGTTGCTGGGATAGAGAAAATCAGGATGATACATTTCGCTGTAGCTGCACCGATTGGGCAGCACTGGGATCACATCTGCCAGCACAGCTTCCATTACACTGATGCCCAAGTTTTCATGCAAGCTACAGGAAAAAATTACTTGGCAGTCAGCCAGCTTTTCGTAATAACTGCTTTTGTTGAGATTCATTTTTTGTGTAATACACCAAGGCTGTTTCATGCTGTTGGAGAGATCTTCAGCAATTTCAGGCTGCTTATCTGGATTGTAACGGTGTGGCCAAATAACGCCCTGTTTCCTCTCTCGGCTGTCCTGCATAATATCTTGCATTTGTTTGACAATAGCAGAGTGTGGTTGCCCACTGGTTTTGGCTTTGTGATGATATTCATTGCTGATGCCCAGATTGCTCAAAAACATTTTTTTATGAAAATCTGTTGCATACCAATTCTCATCGCAGGCATGAAACAGTGCCTGCTCAGCTAGCCAGGGCCACGGTTTGCTCATTTTATATCCAAGGATATCAGTGGGATCGTATGCTCCAGCATGCCAGTAACCTTGTATGTTCCAATTATATCCCATGAGATCATTCATATACTTGACTTGCAGAATCACTGGATTCCAAGCGTCAGTGAACAAATGCATATCATTTGGAGTTGTTTCTCCAGCATCATGTTTGTTGAGAAACTCAACCAGTTGAGTGCTTTTCCATCTGTTGGTGTCGCTGAAATTCAAAAATGCACCAGATGTGGTGTTTGTAGTGTTTTGGACCCCATCAAGTTGGATTACTTTTGCTGCATTTCCAACTATTTCTTGGAGCCGCAACGGAATCTCGTGATACCATTGTTGGGTGTAGCGATTATCCAATGGCTCGATAGGCCATACAAATACATTGGGCATTTTTGATCCTTCAAATATTCTCTAATAGAGATAGTATATAAACCACAGGAGTTTTTGACAATTATAGCATTGAAAATTATAAGGTTATCGCCAATACAAAGTATTTGAGCCAGCACAATCCTATCTCGATCTCCTGGCGCTCAAATACTTTGTATAGCAATCCTTGGTGGTTATGCAGCGTCCCAGGCTAGCACAGCCCCATTCTCACCATCTTCACTAACGTCAATGCTCACTGCACGACCTGGATAGCGAGCAGAGATTTGGGCGTAGAGGTCTTCGGCGATCATCTCGCAGCTTTTGAAATCCAGTTGGATCACACCATCACCATAGAGACTTTCCAGCCAACGCTTGAAAATGATAAATTCAATGTCTCGGTCCAGGTGATTGACGCCAATTCCAACCTTGAAATGAAACATGTGCCTATGCGGATATTGAAGAAAATTTACATCTGCAAGGGAGGGGTCAGTTCCAGCTGCTGGATACTTGTGAATCCCTTCACGTTGAAAAGTCACGTAGATTTTTCTTGTAGTTGGTTCTGTCATTATTTCTCTCTTTGTTATGTGTTCAGATTATATGCTGTAGTCAGCTAAATCAACCGCTACACCAATTGATTTACTGTGCAATATTTGAGGCCACATTGTGCACTACAAAACTCAATACGGGTGGTCCCCATGTCACGGAAATATTCTGGCCAAATGTCACTTTGAGTATGGACTACTGCCCCATCATTGTCACAAACGTATTTCCTGTAAGGCTCACAACTTGTGCCGCATGCAACACATTTGAGAGTGGGAAAATTTGATGGAATGGTTTTTTTATGTTTCATTTGGGTACCAGCGTATCAACAAAGATATCAGTTGTTTTTTCCCAACTCCATCGCTTGCTGCCTTCAAAAACAGTTTTTCGACTCAATGTCAAACATTGCGAGATAGCTGTCTGAATATCATCATTTAGCACACCAGTCACCCCATCATCTACAACATCTATTGGACCCTGCACAGGAAATGCTGCAACAGGAGTACCAACACTCATGCTTTCAATCATAACCAACCCAAACGTGTCACTTTTGCTGGTGAAAACAAAGCAGTCAGCATTTTGGAACTGCTGTACCAGTTGCTTACCGCTCAATTGCCCAGTAAATGTAACCCAGGGGTATTTGTTCTGTAACCGCTTGAGATCAGGGCCATCACCAACACACACTAGATTGTATTTTTCTGCTGATAGGCTACAAAACACCTCTAAATTTTTCTCAGCACTGATTCGACCAACACTCAACAATGTGGGCTTGGTGTCACACTTGCGGTCATTAAATTGAAACAGTTGGGTGTTGACTCCCCGTGACCATGTGATGGCTTGAGACAGGCCAAGCGACACCATCTCTCTTTGCATAGTAGGAGTGTTGACCAAAGTTGCTGCACTATTTTGATGAAACCATTTGAGATACCTCATGGTTTTGAGGGCCGGCACACCAAATTTTTCCTTGAGATAGTGATCCCATCTTGTGTGAAAGCTAGTTGTGTAGCGCCAATTTTTGTTTTGAAAAAATTGCCTAGCAGTTAAGCCCAGCACACCTTCTGTACAAATGTGCAAGTGTGTGGGTTCATACGCCTCTATTCTTTTTTTCAAATTCCAAAAATTCAATGGTATGCGAGCACCTGGATATACCAATGCAGGCATAGACATCATTTGATCAGGAGTGAAGTGGATGAGATTCTGTATGCCTCGAGAAAACATTTGTTTTTTCACTGCATTCATTGTAGTTACAACACCATTCACTTGGTCTTGGCAGTTGTCATCAACAATCACAAGTCTCATTCAAGGCTCCATGTGTTTTTCGTCATCATACTTTTTGTTTCAGTGTCGTAAACCAGTAGCTCTATTGAGCCATCAAAGTTTTCAACCAAAGCTGACACAGTTTCACAAAAATCACCACAATTCATATACACAAACCCATCCTCAAACGTTTTCAACGATGGAGAATGAATATGGCCACAAATTACTCCATGAAATGCTTCGTCCCGAGCATATTGTACTACATGTTGCTCGTATTTGGTGATAAATGCAACAGCTTGTTTTGTGTTTGTTTTAAGGTATGAACTTAGACTCCAATAATCTTTTCCAAAAAACCGGCGCATATGATTCAAATGTGTGTTCAACCACAGTAAAAAACTGTGTGCTTTGTCGCCCATCAAGCTAAGCCATTTGTGATATCGAATTACCCCGTCAAACAAATCACCGTGTGTTACCAAAAATCTCTGCCCATGAACAGAGTGATGTTCAAAGGCATTGCCCAGCTCAATGTTGCCAAACGTGTGTATGTCTGGAATCCATGCTCGAAGGTACTCATCATGATTACCTAAAACATATCTCACCTGTGTGCCTCTCTTGGCCGCAGTGAGAATTCTTCGAACCACATTGCTATGTGTTTGTGGCCAGAATTTGCTGCTTTTCAATTTCCACAAATCAAATATGTCACCAACGAGGTATAGATTTTGGCAGGAGTTGTGTTTCAAAAACTCCACAAGTAGCTCAGCTTGGCATGCACGACTACCAAGATGCGTATCGCTTATGAAGATGCTACGATATTTGCTGTTTGGCATTATAGACCTTTCAGGTTCATCAAAACTTTTTTATAGTTACCAAGATTCTTGTTCTGAAACCTCTTGTCGTTTGCGTCAATCCAGCGCCAAAAATTCTCCTGTAAGAGAGGATGAACCTCAGGAAGGTCTAACTCAAATTCTGGCATTTCCACTTCTGCCATGCTCAAATAAATGTCGCCGCTTTTGGGATTTTTGAAAAAATCCACGTCCCAACAGTTCAACCCTTCTTGAAACTTGCAGCGAGTTTTGTGGATTACGGGTTTAGCTATCAAGAAAAGTTTGTGATAGTCGTGGATTGAAATTTCTGTTTCGATCTCCACTGTATTTCCAGTAACCTTGGTTTTGAAAGTGAACCAATGCGTTTCTGCATCACCATTGTGTGGTACCACATGTCGAATTCTTGCACTTTTGTTGATATAACCCTGTGTTATTTCAAAGGTTTGCACAAGGGGTTGGCGTTTCAAATGTCGTAGTAGCTCCTGCGGGCTTTCAGGTCGCAGGAGCATTTTGCGTTCGTGTTCAACTGGCACAAGCAGTCTCCAAAAAATGGGCACTGTGGGGTGCCCACTGTGTCCTATTAGCGCAGCTTTGCTGGCAGCACATACTTGTATGTGGTAATGCCAGTATTGAGCTTGAGCTGAATAGCACCCTTGACGGAGAAGCTCATTTCAGCATCAGCACCATCAACCAGCTTCAAAAGTGCAGATACAAGAGCAATAGGCCATTTGTGTGAGCTTTCAAACTCGCCCGTAACCCCTGTAGCAAACACTACACCGCCGCGTTGAGTAGCTGCACCTTCATCTCCAATGAAAAACTTGAGGTTACCATCAACTGTCTTGGGAATGAAGTATTGCTCGTAGCTGCTGAGACTGCCAGCAGCCCAATTGAACTGTTGAATGTTGCTTTTGCTGGGTTTGATTTTAACGTCCCACTGTGGTTCCATGTACTTGGGTTGATCTGGGACCATGTTTTTTGCTAGGAAGCGATAATTGATGAAACTATTGCTCTTGTTTGTGTAGTGCATCTCAGTGGGAACGTCTACACCTTCACGCTCAGTAAGCACTAGTTCAAGCTTGCTGTCTTTGTGGGCAAACTCGGAATCATTCACAATGCTGTTGAGCAAGCCTAGATTGGCAAGGCCAAATTCTCCAGCCCAGCCGTCCACAGGATGCAAAGTTTCAGCCTTGAGAATCACTTGTTTGTCTTTGTCAATAGCCTCAATGGTGCTGGTTTTAGCGCCACCAGACACCTTGATTTTTTCGTAAAAGCCAGTACTGATCACGTTCTTTGCAAGATCAGAAATTGCATCCTTAATAGCTGTTGCTGTCATTTTCAATAACTCCCTTTGTTACCCATTTTGCGTTGTGTTGTCTCTTCGTCAACCAGGATGGCATTTTGTTTCAAATCATCATCAGTCCAACCCATCATGTTCTTGAGTATGAACCTTCGACTTAGCCAAGGTGGTGCACTGTTCAATGCTTCAAATAAAGTTTTGAGTTCAGTAGGCTCATATATTCGAGTTTTTTGGGCTTTCATAATTTTTCCACAATTGAGTCAGTTGTCAAACACAACCTTTGTAATATAGTGAGCGATGCTCACGGGTATGTCAATTCGTAAGGGACACCACAGTCGCATTTGATCTTCTTTTTTAAACAGGAGTGCAACGCTGTCTAAATCACTTGAACCTTTGTATGCCACATAGGCAGTGTGCTCGGGTACCCGATCACTAACAAATATTTGACTGCCTTGTTTGTCAAATTTGCGCAACACGCCTGCTGAATACCAACAGCCCACTTGTTTACAGGAATTGCTGTCATCAATATACAGTTGATTGTCTGGTATTTGGGCACGTATCTCCGGAGTTGTGAAAATGAGATTACCACAGCCTCGACGATTTTGATGCCCTAATAAGGTTGACTGTCTACGGAGTGCAAATGGCAATCCATCGTATTTTTCCACCACAGTGTTTGCTTGTGAAAACAGCAAATCTTCAGCTTCAATTATGCTGTCGACTTCATGAAAGTCGTCCACTACTGAATCTAGACACACATGGCCAGTAACGAACACTAAGGTGCTAGTGGGGGTGCTTGTTGGTGAGTTCCAAGAAGCCGGTGAAGTTGGAGGGTAGGACTTATACCGTAAGAGTTGAGCCCTCTCTTCAAGAGAGGTTCCAAAGAGAGGGCTCACTAGAATTGGCTAATTAGTTTTCTTTTTGGCTGGTGCCTTGCGTTGACTAGGCGCCTTGGGTTCCTTAAGGGCTGTTGTAGCTTTTGGCTTTTTCCCTGTTTTAGCTGGGGGAGGTTCCTGTGATGGCTCTTGTTTGGCAGTAATTACAGGGGCAGGTTGCTGCAATACTGGTGGATCTGTTGGACCAGACGTGGTTGGTTGGTATGCACTTTTTTCGATTACAGGAGCAGCCTTTTCTGAGCTGGGTGGCACAGGATTTCCAGCGGGTGTCACAACTATTGGCTGGATTGGTTCTGTCCTGGGTGCAAGAGTAGTTGAAACTGGTGTTTGATCAGGCCCAAACATCCGTCGTATGCGTTCGTATAAGGCAGAAAAAATATTCATGAATTATTCCTTAAGGTTGACTTTTGTCAAATCTACTTGACATATAGCTCCGTTGTCAACCTTTCAAAAACTAAACATGCTGTCAAAAGTTTCGTTGTTTTTGGCATCTTCAAGATTCCAGTGCAATACACCCAACAAGTTTTCCAGTTTCTTGTCCAAAATTGTGGCCTCCATAAGAGCGTTGTCAAAAGGCATAGACTTGAACCAATCAGGAAGATACAGTTGATCTACAGGGTATGCAACAGATGTCATACCCAAAGGGTTTGATCTCAGCTTACAGACAATCACCTTTTGCCCGTCTTGAATTCGCATTGATCCATAATCGTTGTAGATCTCACACAATAGGTTCCAGTTTAGGCTCGCAAGGACATGGCCCGGAATAGTTTTTCTTTTCCCAGTGTCTTTGTTGAGGTCAACGCTTTCCTGAGCTTTCTTAATCATGCCATATTGAGTAAGGTTATTCACCCTTTTGGGGCTGCCTTTTGCCCAGCTGGGCCATTGGCTGAACTCTGTGCGGAACTCCTTGATGCGCGTGAAAATGCTGTCTTTGTCAACCTCAGTCAAAACCAAAGTTAAAATCTCACTCAAGAAGTCCTGGACTGGTTTTGGTGTATCACTTCTCTTGAGATCAAGCCCCATAACTTTGATCTCACCTGGCTTGCCATCTACATCCTTTCGCTTGCCTTCTTTGTCATAGATCATCACAGCATACCGCTTCTTGGTAATGAACAATCCATGGCTTGCTACTAGTTCACGACCAGCTTTGATCACACTTCTGGATTCAGGTACATTGAATGCCTGTTTCATAAATCCAGGAAAGCTTTGGTTGGTGATATCTGCAACTTGATCATACAATTGCACCACTGCTTCACGACTCCAATCAAAGCTTTTGAAGTCTTCAAGCTGGCTCATTACTGGATATGCGCTAAAATAAATGCTGTCGGTGTCGCCATATATGACAGCATCACCTTTGTAGTGATATTTCCCTGATATTACCTCATTGATCTTACTACCCATGTGTTTGACGATACATCTACCTGTTAAAGTAGTACTTTGTGCAATACGGTTGTCAAACCACGATGAGCTAGAATTTCCGATAGCTCCATAAAGTGAATTTAGCAAAATTTTCTTAATCAACTGCCTTCTGTCATAAAAATCAGCTTTTTCTTGATACTCACTCTTCTTAGAGGGATTAGGTTCTTCATCAGCTTTTTTGAAACATGCTTTGGCTTCTGCCTGCAACTCCTTTCTCTCACCATACCAGCGAGCCAGCAAGCCTGGTACCACACCCTCCTTGTTGAGATCAAAAATGGTGCCATTGGCACTGAGAGTCATTTGCTTTTTGGGATTTTCAAAAATCCATTGATACAGTTCGTCAGCACTGAGTTCCACAGTGGTACCGTCTTCAAAGTCCACAGTCAGCATAACCATTTCCCGATTCATCACTTGGTTATACTCAATAATGCCAAACATCTCGTTCCAACTGTCAGCAAAAGTGCGCTTTTCCTTTTGCATCCTGTGTTGAATCAAACGATCATTACCCACAGGGCGGATTTGCCCCACTACTGTTTCCTTGCTCATGTTCAAGCTACGAATAGCACTGGGATATAGACTGTTGATGTCTACGCCGCCAATCCACTTGTGCATGCCTTCAACTGGGTCAGCCACATATGCACCAGCAATACCAGTGGGCTCAATGTCTTCACCCTGATCATCTTTCATGATTTCAGGATTGTCTCTACGTCGAGTAGGAACACACAAGCCAAGATCATGTGCTTCGTTAGTAATGGCATTGTCAATAAGCTGTACTGACCCCATTGTTGTTTGGATCAACACTCCGTTTGTATGTGCTAGATCATTGCTTAGATCAATGAATTTCAGCTTGCGATCAATTTTCACCAACAGCATAACGTCTTGCCTGTTATAGGCAATGAACTTTTCAAAGTCTTCGTTATAGAGCTTGTCTAAGCTGCCTTCGTAAGCTATCTTCTTGTCGCCCACTTCATACTCGCCCACAAAGTCCAGTCGATAACTGTGCATCTCGTGATAGGTGTGCTTGCGGTACAGTTGCAGATAGTCAAGATGGACTCTGCCCACTAGATCAAAAGTAATAGTGGGCTTGCCATAGCTTTCATACTCCCTTTTCTTGGGAAATTTGTTCCAGAGACACAGCCTTTTAGTGTGCTCCTTACTCAAAATTTGAATGATACGATTGTGCAAATAAGGAATATCATAACCCTCTGAATTCCAACCTGTGAGAACATCTGCATCCTCAATGAGGGTGAGAAACACATCCAATAGCTCAGTTTCATTGCTACACAGCACAGTGTCTTCAAATTTGTCCACAACTGCTGATGCTTGCTCTACTGTGAGTGTTTTGGGTTTGAGGACAAGAGTAAAGTTTTTGCCCAGCCAACTCAAATATACAGATACTGCTGTAATGGGATTGAACGCCTCGTCAGTTGACGAGAAGCCCCGATCAGGATCAAAATCAGTTTCCAAGTCAAAAAACGCCACATGCAACTGTGGACTTGCTGTATTTTTGTAATGTTCATAAAAACAACGGAAAATGGGATTGCTATCACTTTCATATTGTTGTGTTTTTGGAACCAAGCGACACTCTCTTTGAAACTCTTCCCAACGATTGGTTTCAAATTTATCCAGCCGTTCACCATAAATGCTAGTGTATTTTCCACGCTCACTGGGAAAATACATTACGTATTTGCTGGGATATGTGTTGTAGACTCGTTTGTGGTTTACACGCTCCACAACATGAATACAGTGTTTGTCTTTCTCCAAAATAGCATCAACATACGTCATCCAAAACTCCATAATCCATATAAATTCAACCCTGTATAAAACAACATCATTACAGCGAGTAATAGATTCTTACGCAAAATACTGCTGATGGTCAAGGCTACACTGCCAAACAACCAAAACAAATACAATGTGCTCAAAGGTAATATTTGAAAGGCTTAAACGGCGACAGCCAGCAGTATGCTGGCTGTACCTAAAATCTCAAAAAAACATTACAATCCATTTAGATCTTTGAGTTAAAGATCTATAAAAATGTATCCTTGCTTTGTATGAAGCCTTAGGAAACACCTGCTGCTTTTAGCACTTCTTCAACACTGTCCAGCTGTGTTTGAAGATCGTTCAAAGTGTCTTGATTCTGCTGGCTCATCTTGTAGGCGGTTCGGATAGCCATGTTTAGGATCTTTTTGTCAATATCCAGTTCCTCACTTACTGATCCCACTTGGTCTTTTAGTCCCTCTTTGAGGGTAGCAATCTCGCGCAACACATCAATACCTGAATTCACAAGGGCCATAATCTTTGAGCGATCATTTGGTCCTAGAGTGCCGATACCCATCTACTTTTGCTCCACGTTTGTTGTATGCCATGATTGTGTGGCAGACAGCACATGTGTCAAACAACAATAAGGCTGCTGGCTTGGACTCCATTGTTATATCCAACGAGGGAGAATTCTTGTGTGCTCTGGGCTTGCCAAGGAGTTTTGAATCCAGTGTACTGGTTCAACATGCCTCCAACAGAAAAGTTAAATGACTCTTGGCTTGTTAAGGGGTTTTGGAAATTAGCTACGTCCTGGAATCTATAGCCCTCTTGTGTAGTGCTCCGCCAATTCAAAGCTGTGTCGTTGAACCAAACTGTAGATCCTGACAGTGCAACAATAGCTTCTTTGCCAAGTGTGGATCGGTATAATAACCGCGTAAATGGTTTGGATTTGCCTTGATCTTTTAAATTATCAAACAATGTCCATTCTGTGCTTGTGGTTTGAAAATCGTTTGTATAGGCTATCCAGCCTTTGCCGCCCAGCCAAACTTTTACACTACTTCCTACGTGGGCTTCAATACTGTAAATACCGCCAGGGATAATATCTGGAAGTAGTATTCTTGTCCAAGAGGCAGTGTTGTCTTCACTATAGATGACCACAGGCTGTCTCAGATGATTTGTGCAGCCCACAGCAATCCATTTTCCTAGGCCCAAGTGTTTGATATCAAACAAAGTCATGGGTTCTTGATAACTGACAAATTTTCTGACCCAAGTTGCTGGACCACCATTTCCAGACACTGCGACAAATCCAGTTTCTGCAAGGTTACTGAAGTTTTTTTCATGTCCCACAACTGTGAACAATCCTTGCCCCCATGTGATTTTGTTAACAAGCCAACTTTTGTTTTCAGGAGTGTAGGAATACCAATTTACACCATCACCACTTACTGTGAAGTCTCCAAAATTTGTAGCACCAACCCACGTATTGTTTCCATACGCCATGGATTGTATGCTGCCCAGTCCATTGACCGGACTATTGCCTGTAGTCCAGCCTATTTCATTGGTAGAGAAGGCATATAATGCCCTGCTGTACCACCGTGTGGGATCCATACCAAAACTATACAAAGTTGCCATTTCAGCTTATTTAACCGAGGGAAATTTGCCATTGCTTTGAGTTTGAGGAGGAACTCCTCCTGTTGTGACTTTGTTGAGAAATTTCCGGGCTTGTTTTTGTATCTCTCTGGGGCCCACATCAGCTGTTGTGTTCACACCTTTGACAACTGTTCCTACTCCGCCAACTTCTTGAACTAAGGGCTTGCAGTCTTGCATGTTGAGGAACCAGTTTGCTTGTGCCTTGTCATGAGATGTGGCACTGCGGCGATTTTTCAACTTCTTGGCTTTCTCACAAGTGACGTTTCCGCCATAGAGTCGAGTGATTTTGGCTTTGAGAGTTCCAGGTGCTCCTGCTCTCTCATCAATAGAGGTGTCTGTGGAGAAGAAAGGACCGGCCATGGCACTAGATTGACGTTGAGGAACAAGTGATGTGTTCAAAGCCTCAATCCATTTGGGTTTGATGTGCCTGGCACGCAATCCAGCAAAAAACAAATGAGTTTCCACAGGAACATCGCCTTCTGTTTCCAGCACTGCATACATTCTGTTGCGACCCTCATGTGCTGTGACCCGGGCAGGTTTTTCTAGACTACCTTCGTCCCATTCAACTGGTATGTCTAAGACCAACCAGGGACTGGCCATGCCCTGCCCTTGATCCAGCTGCTGTTTGATATAGTCCACACTGGTGGCTTGATCTCTAGAGATCTTGCTAGCCAAGCTCAAAAACACACTGGGCTTCATCAAGACTCGCAGGCCAAGATAATCCACATTGCGGTTGTCGGGCACTTCCCCAATGCCACTCACATTGTCGATTTTTACTTCATTTAGCAGGGCAAACAGCTCTATCAGAAGAGCTTCTTGAGCAGGCTTTTTCTCAAGTTTGCTCAATTTCTTGTAATAGTTAAGATCCTCACCCAAGTGATCCAAGGCTATTTCTCGCGCCACACTCCGCAACCGGGTGTGCTCCATCTCCACTTTGATGCCCTGTGCCAGCTGTTTCTCCACAGAGTCTGTTGACACTTTGTATTTTTTAGCCAGCTCAGCTACGCTACTGGTAGGTTTGTTCAATAGGTCATTCAGTTTCATTAGGATCTTCTTCAAGGTTGCGGATTTTTTTCACCGTTGTAGTCGGCTTTCCCCAAGGTTCTGGCCAGCGTTGAGTAAATTTGAGCCTCACATTGGCTGCAGGAATTGGCTTGTAGATTACCCAAGCATCGTAGTCTTGTTGTATATCCAATGCTGGATCAGGAGTTAGATCATTGGGATCTTGAACGTTGATTTCCCATATATCCATACTCTCACGATCATCTTGACTCCAATAGTAAGCCCAATCTTCAGCTTGTTCAAAAGTTTCAAACCCAAACACACCTGGTTGTCGCAATATATGATCATGTTCCTTTGTTTTGGGAACAAGTCCTCTCTGGCGAATGCTCAAACGGTTTCGTGTGCGTGTGACATGATAGAGTTTGGTGGGCAGCGGCTCATCTCCCTGCCCGAGCCATGGGGCAGCTTCATTTGTCTTGCTCTTGCCCCAGTTTTTGGCACCCTTTTTCCTGCACTGCACTAATGCACCGCTGGCATAGGCACTGGGCCAAACTTTGTAGCGACTCTTGACTTTGTAATAGCAGGCATCTTGTTTTTCACTGAGCATAGAGTAGTTAACCATTTGGCCACCACAATGAGGACAACTGGAGTTTTCTTTCAGCTCATGTTCAGTCAAAGCCAGTTGGATGTTTTTCACATCTTCTGTGCGTATGTTCAAGAGAGCCGTGGTGCCTATGCTCCTGGTTTGCCAATAGCCTTGGTTGTGGAGATGCATCATCATATAGTAGAGATATTGAGGAATCAGCTGTTCAGTAGCTGTGACTTTGATTCCAATATGATAGGGACTGAATTCTTTGGTTGGTGTGCCTACATTTGTTCTATCACTGCGTCGCACAAGCCAAAAGTCAGCATCAGGAAAATTAGTTTTGATAGTGCAGAGATCTCCCAATTTTGTAGAGCCAACACTTTCTTTTGTGGCTACGTTCCGGGCCTTGCCTTCACGTTCAGGATTGGGATCTTCTCTACGCTTGCGCCTAGCAGCAGTTGCACGTTTTTTCTTGCCCAGTGCCCAAGCCTTCCGCTGTGGCAGGCATTTGGGCTTGCCTTCGCCTTCACTGCCTATAGCACAGTCGCCTCTGATCTTGCCATCTGTCCCAAATCGCACCCATTTTTGTTTGAACCAATCACGCAAGCTTTCATCCAAATATTGCGCTTCCCAATCCATAAAGTTTTCAGCAAATTTTTGGCACCGTTCTCGTATGTTTGTATCAGCAGTAACCATAATATTGAAGGTGCGTTGACTTTGGGATTGAGTAGTATCTGAGTAACCGCAATAGACTTTTTTGACAGGACTCTTGTTGATTAGGTCAGTACAACTTTCACCATATCTTGGCATCTGCTCGCTGCATGGACTGCATGTGGTTACAATAATACAGCCATCAGGTATGCTTCCGTATTTTTTACGATAAGCCCTCATAGCCAATCGTTCAGCATGATACCATTTGTCATTGGCAAATGTGCTGAAACCTATTACAAGACGGTTGCGGGGATCCAACAACCCTGCGGCTACCCATCCGTATTTGTCAGGGTTTTTCTTTCGTCTGGTGTCAACTAGGTTACACAACGCAACTAAGATGCGATCCAGTTTTTTATAGTTGTGTATTTCTACGTTATTGTTTTCATTCAAGGGATTGCTAGTTGTCTTTCCGCCCTTTTGTCGTTTGCGTCTAGCAGCACAGTGAGCACGTTGGCTGAACCCTTTGGGACTGTTGCAGTTGATACTTTTCTTATACTTTTTGGTCCATTTTTCTTCAAGATTAGCTGCGTTAAAATCTAGTAGTTCCTGTAACTTCATGGCTGTTTTTCCTCAGTGGCTATTCCTGTTACATAGCGATCATCTGTGAAAAACTTCACAGCATTTTCCACACTGTAGATGTTCATGTCTATCAAATAACCAGGATTTTGTGTGATGGGATTTTTCACCCAAGCATTGTCATGCCAAACAATTCTGTTGTTAGGATAAAGGTAATAGTTGCCTTCATCCATGCGAAACATGTGAGCGCACTTGTGCTCTGGAGTTTCGCTGAAGTTGAGATCAGCCATTACAGCGTTTTCCCAACTCCAATCCAATGTCATCATGTAATGACCTTGACGTTTTTCACCTTTCCATGTGATCAAATCTGCCCGCAACCCTGCCAATCTAGCCCGAACTTGTACATCGATATAGGGACTAAAACAATCCCAATACATATGATCGTGCAGAGGTCTCACTGGAGCATCTGGTTTCCAGCAAAATGCGGTTATGGGCCTGCGGGTCCAGTTGACTCCGTTTTCCAAAAATGCTTCAAATAACGGTGTGCGTTTTTGCAAGCTGGCAACACTGTGAACGTCGCAAGGAGTAAACTCACCATGCCCTTGAGTGTGGTTAAAGAGATACTCATTGCGTATCAAGCATGTGACGACTGGAATGTTGTGATTTAAATAACTCATTTTTTTGTCCAATTTTTTTCTACAGTGTCTGTATCTAGCTCAACAAGTGGCAATCCAGCATCCAGCGCAAACACCTCTGTGATCTTATCAAATCTCACAGGAATCTTTTCCCAGTGCAGCCAAGCTGACGGAGCCACTTGCTCTGGCACCCCTGGGTCGTACTCTACCACCCTGCCTCGGTAAACTTCCCGAATCTCGCTGGCTGGGATTGTACCCTCGATACCTACCTCATGCTCCCCAGTGCCAGCCACCTTTCTCACCCTGCTGGGATCAGGCTTGGGCACAGCGATGACCCATGCTGGCTTGTCCCAAGTGGCTTTGTGTTTCCAGGGGGCAAAACTGTTGGCATAGGCTTCTGCAGACTGGGGATCAGTGCTGAAGTAGGTGAGCCCCTCTTGCCCTCCCATGTTGTAGTCGCCTCGGCTTTGAATCTTCCCAGTCTTTTTGATAACTTCAAACTCCGCATTGCTCATGCCGCGATACACCAATTGTGGATTGGGTGTGATGTCTAGATTTGCTTGAAGATTGGAACTAGGTATGAGTTTGTCTTTGACAAGAATGACTTTGCCATCATCGTCAGTGTATTTGTCCTCTTCGACATCAAAGAAGTTGGGGTCATATTCAGCCAACCTGCCTCTCCATGTGGCTCGATACTTCTGTCTTTTGGGAGAGACGTCTTCAGAAATTTGATTGCGTTGGTGGTCAGGATTACCATTCTCTATTCCAGCTCTCTCCCACACACGGAAAATGGGATGATCCACACTTTTGGGACTGTAGACTTCCATGCTGCGATAGGCATAGTCATTGGTACCCAAGTATTGCACATACCCTCTCAAAGCCCAAGCGCCCATGGCCGGTGCAGCACTGTGATGCGTGAAATGCTCGCTGTCAGCAGCCACAACACTGCCATCTTTGTAGATAACAAATCTAGCACTGTGATACTTGTTGTTGCGTGCTAACCTTTTCAAATCTTGAATTGTGGGATTTTTGTGAACCATGCGCTGGTCTTCATCGGTCCAAGCTTCTTCCAACTTCTTTCCCATCTGGACTAAACTAGTGCCAGTAAATGGGTTGTCAGAGCCTCTGTGCTCCACATCGTAGCCCAGCTTGTGATAAAAGCCTTCGCTTTCCCATTTTGCCTCAACGACACTCTTGGTGGCACCCTTGCTCTTTGCCACAGTTAAGGCCTGTAACATCAACGCTTTGCCAGCACCAGGGTTGTTGTCATAACTGCCCAACCATTTCACATGCGCCACTTGATTTTCAATAACCACATGTATTGCAGTTACACTGAACACGCCTAGATCTGGTGTATAGTTGTAGAGGAAAATGCTATTTTTTCCCAATTTGGGATCGTCAAGTGCTCGTAAGTTATTTTTGACCACATAGGCAACAGCCTCTAGGGCTTTGAAATCCTGGTCAAGTTTTTCATACTTTGAACCCGCAGCATCATAGCTGGCATTGTCAATCTCTTCTTGCTCATATTTGATTTCACCCAATAAGTCTTCCAGATCTGCACGATCCAGTTGATTAGCTGATTCAACAAGAGGTAAGTTCCAATAACCAGTTCCTTGATCTTGAAATCCCATCTGCTCATAAAATTTGTGGCTGTTCCAGATGGGTTTCACAACAGCTAATGACGCACCTTGTTTCTTGCTTTGTGCTAACCCCTGTTCCAACAGTTGCCTGCCAGTGCCGTTCAAACTACCTAACCAAGTGATTTTTGCTGTCTGGTTGTCAAGCAGTATGTGCAATGCACTTTGGCAACCTTCAGTGTAGAGCCAAATGCTGGTGTCACTTATTTCGGGATCGTTTTCAAAAAGCTTCTGCGATTCCAAAACGTGACTGATGGCACGCAAGGCACGATAGGCTTTGCCTTGCGTTCCCAGTTGACTTCTTGCCTCCGTCAGTTGGCGAGAAATTTCC